GTGTTTATCTCTGTTATCTCATTAACTAATTTACCAAAATAGAGATTCGCAAATTCACCAAATGGACTATCCATAAAAAAGGTATCTTTCATAAGATCTGGAATACTATTTAACAATCCAAATGGTGAATCTGATATTTGAGAAATCCAAATTTTCCCTTTCATCTCATGTTTAAGACAATGAACATATGGGCTAGGAATATCAGATATCATAAATGGTGAATGCGTTGATATGATAAACTGATATTTACAACCTATTCCTTTTTCATTATTAAATACTTTAACCAACCAACTGATAAATCTCCTTGACATTTCTGGATGTAACCCTTTATCTGGCTCATCCAACAGAATAATGTTAGTTTTTTCATCATTTCTATTATTTCTGTCAAAAATATTAACATGTGAAAAAACTCCAGAAAAAACATCAAGTATTTTCTTTTCCCCAGCACTAATCCCACAGTACGAAAAAGAAATATAATCGGAATAACTCAATAGTAAGTTATAAATATCTTTAGAATAATCATCTCTTATTGTAAATATCATGCTTGACGTAATTAATATCTGTCTATCTTTCTTATCAAAGAAATTAATCGGTATCCGCTCCAACAAATCAACTAAACTGGAAGTTACTATTTTTTCTTTGTTCCATCCCCATCCGTTATAATCATCAATACATTCCTCTAATATTCTCATATATTGTTTATAATCATTTGAATTGTAACTAAATATATTATTTTTAGTATCAATAGGCAGCCTTTCAACCGCTGTTTTCCCAGTATCCATTCTATATATTATAGCCAATAGTATTTTAATAATAAACACTTCCCTAATGGCTTCTTTATCTAAATTTGTAGCAGCCTTAATTCTAATATCTGTTTTGGCATCTATTTCAAATGTAAGTCTCTGCATATTTATATGTGAATTAAATTCCAAATTATCTCTGATAAAAAAACAAGTTTTATATACATTTGCAGCATTTGGCTTCATATCCACTCTTTCAAAACATACATTATAATCAGTATCATATTCATGTTCGCTTTTTAAATAACCTTGTTTATCTGCTGGTTTATCTTGAAAATAAAAATACTTAATAGATTTTTCTATTTCACCTGATTCATTACAAAAATTAATACATATGAATTTTTTTGTTTTTTCGTCATATTTACATATAAACGAAAATTCATCACTTGAATATTCTGGTATATTTAATATAAAATCCTCAACTATATCTAATCCATTTCCCTCAATTACATATTTCTCATCACATCTATATATTAAAAAATAACGCCATTCCAGCAAATATCTCTTCTTTGTATCCCGTGGACTTCCCAGAATATCCATTATAGTTGTTTTTCCCACTCCATTTATACCAACTATTGCTGATATATTTATTATACTTTCCCCATATAGATTTCGATATATATTATCATTCTTATATATATCAACAGACTCAATTTCATAATATTCATTTTTCCTAAGTTCCACAATATAATTATTTGAAAACTGTATCCCTTGTTTATAAATATTTGCTCTATTACTTACCGATTCTATCCACATATAAATTAATTCTTTCATGCTCCATCCTCCAATATTTGTATGTCAGCTAATACGATTATACCACCTCCCCTCATTAATCTCCACCAGAATAATCAGTATTATCAAGGCTTTCGAGCCTTTCCCACCTCCCCAAACTCATCTCGAAACTTCCACTTTATCTCCACCCTGTCCTTTGCATACACAACAATCTCCTCCACAAAAGCATCCACCATTTCCCTGTTAAAGCCGGTCAGTTTCAGCTGCCCTTCCAACATCTCCAGACCGGCCACTTCCGGCACATCCACATCTGTCATCCTGGTTACTGCTGCCCTCTGCTTTTCGATATTCTCCTGCAAGCTCGCCAACATCTGCTCATATGTCTTGCGCTGTTCCAAATATGTTTCTTTATCTGTCATTTCCAGCTTGTAGCTTTCATAAGCTTCACGCAAATCTTTTTCAATTAGTTCACGGCTATGCTCCATATCTGAAAGATGCTTTTCTGCCTGCTTTAATCGCTCTGCCTGTTTCTCCCGTTGCATATCCACAACCTTTCTGGAATCTACCAGCACATCAATCATCATCTGAAGTGCTTTCTTCACAATGCTTTCTATATCGGCATCCAGCACACTGATATTGCATTTTTCATCAGTCTTGTCCAGATAATGATTTGCACAGTAATACTTTGGTCGTCCGGCATAAGTATGGGACAGGCGATGCCCACAGTTACCACAGATCATTTTACCAGTCAGGCAATGTGTTTCATGCTTTCTTTTGGCACTGGCACATGTATTTTCTTTTCGCATGGCAGCTACTTTTTCAAAATCCTCCTTGCTGATAATTGCTTCGTGACAATTTTCCACACGCTTCCATTCATCCTTTGGAAGTGCTTTTGCATGTTTATCGCCAACATTCTCAATCTTGAAGCGGCTGTAAATCATCGTGCCGATATATTGCTCATTTCCGAGGATTCTTCCTATTGCAACATTATTCCAGAGAGGCTTTTTCTCACGATATCTGGCAAGTTGCTTTTCACTTCCTACTTGCATGGCAATATACACGCCCGGTGTATCTATTCCATCCCGGTTCAGTCCTTCTGAAATTTTGTACATAGATTTTCCAGACAGAAACTCTTTGAAAATGCGCTTTACAATCTGACTGGCAAACTCATCCACAACCAACTTATGCTTGTCCTCCGGACTTTTCACATAGCCATAAGGAGCATAGGTAGCTATGTACTTACCATTGCCACGCTTTGTATCAAGTGTCAATGATACTTTGGAAGACTGCTCCTCGCTGAAGAAATCATACAGGATTCCCTTAAATGCAACATCAATCTCACCAATACCACCCACATAATCTGCGCTGTCATAATTATCGTTTATAGCAATAAAACGCACACCCATAAAAGGAAATATCTGTTCAATATATTTTCCCTGCTCGATATGATCTCTGGAAAATCTGGAAAAATCCTTTACAATAACGCATGAAATCTGCTTTCTTTTCACCAGTTCCAGCATTCTCTGCATATCCGGGCGGTCCATATTTTTACCAGAATAGCCATCATCCACAAACTCAACCACACTCATTTTGCGAAGTTCCTTATTTTTATTGATAAATCCACGGATAAAAGCACGCTGATTGGTAATACTGTTGCTCTCATCTTTTACAAATTCATCTTCCTTTGATAATCTCAAATATATTGCTATCTGCTCCATTTTAAATCTCCTCTCCGTCTGTCATTCTGGCATACTCGTCTTTAAAATTTAGATTAATTACCAGCCTCTTATCCGGATACAGGT